ACAAGAAAAGAAAGTTCCAAAAATTATTGATAAAATTTTGACTGGTGAATCAAAAAATGGTATACTTGGGGAAGTATTTTACAATACAAATTTGAAGATTGTGGATTTAGGAAACCCTCTCGTTACAGATGAAGCGAAAGTGTTGGTTGAAGAAGTTTACAGAGAAACAATTGACCCGACAGATAGGGGGTATAAAAATCTGATGAAGATGATGATGGCAGACGGATTGTTCAAGTATTTGCCGAAAGACGACAACGCTTGGGTTAATTTCATTAAACCATTTTTAAAATTAACAAGAAAAGAAAAAAGAATAACCAAAAACTAAAATAAAATGAAAGAACAAGACATCACCAAAATGGAATTTCTGTTGACATTGAACGACAACATTATTGTTCAGAGATTCTTTAATGTGAGAGGGTTTAACCCAAAGGCTAGAAATTCATATGACTTGTATGAGTTTATGAGAAGTATCAAGGATAGTTTAACCTATGACTTGAAAATGAAAACGGTTATCTATATGATGGATAACAAAGATGCGATAATGTATGACCCGGCGGTGATGAGTACATCATATACGGACGACGCTGAGTATTTTAACCTGTATGTGAAGTTGGGAGAACAGACAATTTGTCACAGAATTTTTGACGGAAAAATGTTCCCACCAAAAGTTCGTTATACGGTGGACGTAAGACCGTTCTTAAAAGAAATCTTGAGAGGATTGACTGACATCTTTTCAGATTATCAAGTATCTTACGAATATTTGGATTATCAGTTAGCTTAAAAGATATTTATCATTAAAAGGGGTACCACACATTATGAAAAAAAATTTTGATTATTTAGGGAATACATTTCAAGTTCAATTGATAAGTCAGTTGATTGTAGATAAAACATTTTCAAACACCATAATGGATGTTCTTGACTCAAACTACTTCGATAATAAATATTTCAAAATCATTATTCAACTAACAAAAGAGTATTATAAGAAGTACGAATCAACACCGTCCTTCGATACTCTGGAACAAATAATTAAGTCAGAGATTACACAAGAATTAGTTCTAAAAATTGTTCTTGATACCTTAAAACAAGTAAAAGACGCACCTTTTGAAGGTAGTGTATTTGTCCAAGAAAAAGCGTTAAAGTTCTGTAAACAACAAGAATTACAGAAGGCGATGGAGAAGGCTCAAAAAATAATTACTGATGGTGATTTTGAATCTTATGATAAAGTTGAAGGATTGGTGAGAGATGCGTTACAGGTTGGGGAGAATCATACAGGAATCACCGACATCTTCTCAGGATTAGATGATGTGTTGAATGATGATTATAGACACCCAATACCTATGGGTATTCCCGGAATTGATAAGTTACTTAAAGGCGGACTAGCGAAGGGTGAGATAGGTGTTATATTGGCTCCTACGGGGGTTGGTAAGACAACTATCTTAACCAAAATCGCATACACAGCGTTTAATCTTGGGTATAACGTTCTTCAAATATTTTTTGAGGACAACCCAAAAATCGTTCAAAGGAAACACTTTACCCTTTGGACAGGTATTGAACCGGATAATCTTAATTTACACAGAGAAACGGTTTTATCTAAGGTCGAGGAGATTAAGAATTCGATGCCTAACAAACTAGTATTACAAAAACTTGCTTCTGACACATATACTATGTCTCAAATCAAGAATATGGTTAGAAAAATGATTGCGGATGGTAATAAGATTGATTTAATTATGTTAGATTATATTGATTGTGTTACACCGGAATCAACAAGTAAAGATGAATGGAAAGCGGAAGGTTCTGTAATGAGAGGGTTTGAAGCGATGTGTCACGAACTTAATTTAGTTGGTTGGACAGCAACCCAAGGAAATAGAAGTTCAATCTCATCTGAGGTTGTTACAACAGACCAAATGGGTGGGTCAATCAAAAAGGCTCAGGTCGGACACGTAATCATTTCAATTGCGAAGAGTTTACAACAAAAGGAAATGAACTTGGCTACAATTGCGATAACAAAATCAAGATTGGGTAAAGATGGGGTTGTATTTGAGAACTGTAAATTCAATAACGAACTACTCGAAATAGATACAGAATCGTCCGTAACTTTCTTAGGATTTGAGGGACAACAAGAAGAAAGAAAGAAAGATAGAGTTAAAGAACTCTTAGACAAAAGGAAACAAAGAGAACAAAGTTCTCAAAATATTTAAAATTTAAATATCTACTTTTTTCTCAAAAAACTTATTTTTTTTTATTAAAAAAATGGGTCGCTTTATCGGCGACCTTATATTTAATATTAAAATAACTTATTTTTTATAAAAAAACAAAAACAACAAAAATGGAAATTTCAAACAGAATTCTCTCGGAAATAACGGTGTATATGAAATATTCGAAGTACTTACCGGATTTAAAAAGAAGAGAAACTTGGTACGAATTAGTAACAAGAAATATGGAGATGCATATCAAATCGTATCCCCATTTAGAACAAGAGATAAGAGACAATTATCAGTTTGTTTATAATAAACAAGTATTGCCATCTATGAGGTCAATGCAGTTTGCAGGAAAACCAATTGAGATTTCTCCAAACAGAATTTACAACTGTGCTTACGCACCGGTTGATGATTGGAGAGTGTTCTCGGAGATTATGTTCCTATTATTAGGTGGAACAGGTGTTGGTTATTCAGTTCAAAAACATCACGTAGATGAATTACCCGAAATCAGAAAACCAAATGAGAGAACAAGAAGATGGTTGGTTGCAGATTCAATTGAAGGATGGGCAGATGCAGTTAAAGTATTGGTTAAATCATACTTCTTCGGAGGTTCAAAGATTGAGTTTGATTTTAGTGACATCAGAGCAAAAGGTGCGAGATTGGTTACATCAGGTGGTAAAGCACCAGGTCCTCAACCACTTAAAGAGTGTTTGATTAAACTTGAAGGTATTTTAGATGCTAAACAAGATGGTGACAGATTGAGACCAATTGAAGCTCACGATATGATTTGTCACATTGCTGACGCCGTATTGACCGGAGGAATCCGACGCGCGGCTCTCATAAGTTTGTTCTCTGCGACAGATGATGAAATGATTAGTTGTAAGTCAGGGGCTTGGTGGGAAACAAATCCACAAAGAGGAAGGGCAAACAACTCAGCAGCACTTGTAAGACACAAGATTACCAAAGATTACTTTATGGAACTTTGGAAAAGAATTGAGGCGAGTGGTGCGGGTGAACCGGGAATCTACTTTACAAATGATAAAGATTGGGGAACTAATCCTTGTTGTGAGATTGCACTTCGTCCGTTCCAATTTTGTAATCTTTGCGAAGTGAACGTTTCAAATGTTGTTAATCAAGAAGATTTTGAATCAAGAATAAAATCAGCAACATTTATTGGAACGCTTCAAGCGGGATACACAAATTTCCATTATCTTAGACCGATTTGGCAAAGAACAACTGAAAAAGATGCTCTTATCGGTGTATCAATGACGGGTATTGGCTCGGGAGCCGTATTAGGTTTAGATATGAAAGCGGGTGCAAAAATTGTTAAAGTTGAGAATGAAAGAGTTGCTGGGTTATTAGGTATTAATAAAGCGGCAAGAACAACAACTGTTAAGCCTGCGGGAACAACATCATTAACACTTGGAACATCATCAGGTATTCATGCTTGGCATAATGATTATTATATTAGAAGAATACGTGTTGGAAAGAACGAATCCATATATGGTTATTTGAGAGATAATCACCCTGAATTAATTGAAGATGAATACTTCCGTCCACACGACACTGCGGTTATTGGTATTCCACAAAAAGCTCCCGAAGGCTCAATTTTGAGAAACGAATCACCAATCCAATTATTGGAGAGAGTTAAAAAAGTTCACACGGAGTGGATTAAACCGGGACACAGAACAGGAAGTAATTCTCATAACGTGTCTGCAACAATTTCTGTTAGAGAACACGAATGGCCTGCGGTTGGTGAATGGATGTGGACAGAACGGGAGCACTACAATGGATTGTCAGTTTTACCTTATGATAATGGGTCATACGTTCAAGCCCCTTTTACTGACTGTACCAAAGAAGAGTATGAAAAACTTATGGAAACATTAAAAGATGTTGATTTGTCTAAAATTATTGAATTAGATGATGAAACAGATTTGAGTGGAGAAATAGCTTGTGGTTCGGCTGGATGTGAAATAAAGTAGTTATTAAAAAATAAAAAAAATGAGTAAAACCGGATTAAATCCGGTTTTTTCTATTATAGGTGATATTTATAATAAAACACCTATAATGTTATTAAAAGAAAATGCGATTAGAAAAGAAAAATTAGTTAACGGAAAGAACAGATATTACCATTATATTTTTGAATGTTCTGGATGCGGCAAAGAATTGGTAATCCAATCGTCATCATTAAACAGACATTCCGGTAAATGTATGAGATGTACACAGTTAAAAGAGCCATACAAATACATTTATAATGAATTGAAATTACATAAAAGATTTAATACAATTGTTGAATTAACATTTGAGGAATTTCTTGAAATTATTAAAGAAAGAAACTGTCATTATTGTGGAGAAGATTTGAATTATGAAGAATACTCAAGAGTATGGGGAAAAACAAATAGTCGTGCACATCAGTTAGACAGAAAAAATAATGACTTAGGATATACAAAAGATAATGTGGTTACTTGTTGTTGGGAATGTAATAGGTTAAAATCGGATAGATTTACTTATGAAGAATTTATTCAGTTCTCACCAATTTTAAAAAAAATACAAAGTGAAAGAAAACGAAAAGAAACCCCCTAAACTTATCCCTTCTCATTATTATATGGATGAGACAAGATTAGTGTTTACGGAACAATATCATATTGATAGGGGATATTGTTGTGGAAATAATTGCAGACATTGTGCTTTTGAACCCAGAGCACAAAAAGGTAACACTACAATAAAAAAATAATGTGGATATATTTATAACATATGGCAGATGGGATTACATATGGTATAAATTTTCCTTTTAGAGATTCACAAACTGGTGATTACCTACAATTAACTCAATATCAGAAAGATGAGATTAGAGCTGATTTAATTCATTTATTATTAACTAGAAAGGGTAGTAGATATTATTTACCAACTTTTGGTACGAGAATTTATGAATTTATCTTTGAACCTTTTGATGGTTTAACCTTTAATGCAATTGAGTCGGATATTAGGGATGCGATTAATTTATTTATGCCTAATTTAATTGTTAATAGTTTAACAATAGAACCGGCAAGTATTGAAGATGAATCACCGGTTGGGGTTGAAAATAGGACAACTACTGACAATGTTCCAAACATATATAGAGTACCGGGAAAAGGAACCGCCGACTATACGGCAAAAATTAAAATAGATTACTCAACAGATTCTTCAACTTTTGCACAGAGTGATTTTGTAATTATCAATATTTAATAATAATGGCAAACGGAAAAATATCATACACAGTTAGAGATTATGAAGGAATAAGAGTCGAACTCTTAAATTATGTTAAAACATATTATCCTAATTTAATTCAGGATTTTAATGACGCTTCTGTATTTTCTGTATTCTTAGATTTAAACGCTGCGGTTGCAGATAATTTACATTATCATATTGATAGGAGTATTCAGGAGACAGTATTACAATACGCTCAACAGAAATCGTCAATATATAATATTGCCAGAACATATGGGTTAAAAATACCGGGACTAAGACCTTCTGTGTCTCTTGTAGATTTTTCTATAACAGTTCCGGCGTTTGGTGATAAAGAAGATGAAAGATACCTCGGCACATTACTTAGGGGTTCTCAAGTTAATGGTGCGGGACAAGTATTTGAAAATTTATATGATATTGATTTTGCGTCACCGTATAACGCACAAGGCGCACTTAACAGATTAAAAATACCAAACTTTAATGGTAATGGGGTGTTAATTAACTATACAATAACAAAAAGAGAAATTGTTATTAATGGTATTACCAAAGTATTCAAAAAAACAATAACGTCAACTGACGTAAGACCATTCCTTGAATTGTTTTTACCTGAAAAAAATGTTTTGGGTATTACTAATGTTCTTTTGAAAAGTGGTAGTGATTATACAAACATACCGACAGCGGCAGAGTTTTTGGGAACTGATAATAAATGGTATGAGGTTGATGCGTTGGCGGAAGACAGAGTGTTTATTGAAGACCCAACAAAAGTTTCTGACCAACCGGGTATTAAAGTTGGTAAATACATACAAACAAATAATAGATTTATATCTGAATTTACACCGGAAGGATTTAAAAAAATGACTTTTGGTGGTGGAATAACATC